ACGAACGCCTCATCCACGATGGGCTTGCAGTCCGCGATAGCCATAGCGCGGTAGTCGATCCGGCCAGACTTGAAGCTGCTCTGTGTGGACGCCTCGACGGCGATACCTTCCGGTAGGTTGTAGCCCATATAGGCGAAGTTGCCGAACAGGATCACATCATCCGGTAGGTAATCGTCTACAACTACCGGGAAGCCCAGCAGCTTGCCGATTGTATCGCTCTGCGCATCCTGTATGAAGATAGGCCGCTTGTTGTCGTCGCTGATGCCGTACAGCCGCGAAAACAGCGTAGCGTTGTTCACGGCGAACTCAGCGCCGTTGGCGTATCCGCGCTTGAGCTTGGCAATGGTGTTGGTGATGTCCAGATAGGTCGGTATCCGGGCCGTAGACGTGCCGCCCGTGTACTTGAGGGCATTCTCGTCATCCGTCCAGGTGATGCCCGGCAGGATGCCCAGGCCCTGGCCCGTGCCCGTGCCGCTCACAAGCCCCTCCTCAAGGGTCGCCAGCACGCAGGAAGCAAGCTCCTCGGCCAGATAGCTTTCGAATGCCGGGACGCTCATGCGCTTCACGCTGGCGCTGATCGAGAATACTTTGATGATCTCGAAGCTGCCAAAGTTGACGCTGGTAACGGTGGACTGCTCACTCTCCACCTCGGCCCCTTCGGTGTTCCATATGGCCTTGCTGCTCGGCGTTCCCACGGGAATTGAAAGGTTGGCCGGGATGTTGAAGCCGCGGCACACGCTAAAAAGCCCGCCCATCTGCCGCGCCTTGCTGATCACCTCGTTGAGCGTTTCGGTTGGTATTACCGCCGCCGTGTTGCCGGTGGTGCTGAAAGCGTTTGCCCGCTGCTCGGTTTGCGCGCGGTTCCAGGCCGCTCTTTCGATAGCGGTCAAATCGCGCCCCAGCAGCTTCTTATAGAACGCGCTGCGGTACTCGGCGCTGGCCAGCACGTCGCCTCTCGTGGCCATGCGGCTTCCGCGCCGCGCGAAGTTCATGCCGGTGATGGGGTTGAACCTGGAGCGCTGATTGTCCTCGCTCTCTTCTTCATCCTCTTCCCCTTGCAATTCCTCTTCAAGTTCCTCAAGCTCGGCCTCCACATGCGCTTCCAGCTTTTCCGCTGTGTTCGCCAGCGCCTCACGCAAGCCGCTGATCTCTATTCGCAGGCTTACAACGTCCGCTTCCGGGTCGGTCTCGATCTCGGTCTTGATCTCGGCGGCGCGTTTCTCGATGTCCTTCCGGTTGAACTTCCGGTAGTGGTTAAAAGCTTCCTGTTTGGTCTTAAACTTCATGGTTTTTTACCTCCAATTTTTCCAGTTTGATTATAACCTCGATGGTATCCCGGATGATTACAGCGGCTTCCACAATAAGCTTGCGGTAATCGTTGCGAACCTTATGCGGGATAAGGCTATTATCCAATTCCGACAATAGATAGGTTTGGGTTCTTTTCACGATAATCAGTTGATCTTTAAGCGTCGCTATGTAGTCCATTGCCTAATACCTCTCATCATGATTTTGTTGCACTCGATGATTGCCTGACGCCGGGCCGGATCGTCAAAGGCCTGCATAGCCGCCCGCGCCTCGACGCTGGCCTGGGGGTACGCGGGGAACGGTACGACGGACACCTCGTACACCTTTTCAATCTTGAAGATTTCACGGGTCTTGGTAGCCGGGCTGTACCTGTCGCCGCCCTTGGGCACCTTGAACGCGAAGGACATACCGGAAAGATCGCCCCGCTGTACTGCCGTATATACGGCGCGCGCTTCCTCGGTATCCGGTAGGGACGCGGTCATTTTGAGCCCTGCCGGGCCTTGATTGAACCGCATGGTCTTAGGCGTACGCGCCAACGGCACCCGGTTCTGGTCGTGGTTGTAGAGCAGGCGCGCGTCCGTGAGGTCTGCGCTTTCCAACGCTCCACGCCGGATTATTTCGGTATACCTCCCTGCCGGGTCGTTTATTTCCGTTGGCTGGTCATAAACGATTGGCATACCCTCTAAAATAAGGCTGTCCGCTCCTGCCGGCGCTTCGGCTCTTATTTCAAACACTCTAAGCTCCTTCATTTTCGCTTAACTCCTTTACTGCTTCGGTCTTTAATTTCTGTTCAAGCTGATAGTTTTTCGCGCTGGCCGCGTCGATCACGTTCAGCGTTTGCAACCGCCGGTCACCGTCCTGGACTGTTGGTAAATTGAGGATTTCCAGCGCCTGGTTGACGGTGAGCAAGCCGTAGGGCATAAGCTGCGAAATCAATTCAATCTTGGTTTTGTTGCTGCTGAATTGCAAACGCCCGCTTTCAAATAGGATTTCGTTGCCGAACGCCCGCTCCCGGTCGGTAAATATCTTCCGGGTGAACTCAAGGGACAACTGCAAGGCCAGCGGCTCGATGGTGGATTCATAGAACGCGGCCCACTGATCTTCCGTGTAGCTGCTGGTGACAACAGCCTCCGATATGCCCAAATAATCATGAATCTTTCTCTTGGCCGCGCCGATCTGCTCATGGTCGATGATCGCGGGCTTTACGTCGATGGGAACATATTCCATCTTTTGATCCGTCGCCACAACGCCGCCCGCGTTGTTGATAGTCAGATAGTCGGATATGAAGCGCTCTTTTTCCTCTTTCAGCTTGTCCGGGGCCATGATCTGCGTAAACTTCAAAAGGCCGCGAATATTGGCGCTGGTTTGGATGCCCTTTACAATGCCCTCATTCTGCGCGTGCGCCAATTCCAATGCCGGGAAGATCGCGCTGTTATCATCGCCCAGCAGGTCATTGTCGTTGAAATGGCGGCGCAAATGGATGATGTCCGCATAGGGCAGGGTCACGGTCTGCCCGTTGCGGAACCAGAACCGGCAGTAGATCGCCCCGCCGTCGTCGGCCACAAAATCCACAGTGTTGGCCTGTATCGGCCAGACGCCGGTCAGGTTCCAGCCATCCCACTGGAGATACGCAAAGGCATTGTTGTACAGGTAATAATGCGTCACCAATTTATACAACACGTCGTATGCGCTCATGTATGGGTTGGGCTGTACCTGTAGCAGGCGGTCAAGCCGTCTGTCCGTCTCGCCCCGCACATGATCCCCATACCGTACCACATGCCCGCCTTTCAGCTTCGCGGCGTTCCGGGCGATAGCGTCCACCGCGCCCCGGTATATGTCGCTGCCGTAGGCGTCTCCGCTCCACGTGGAAAACCCCGTGTTGCCGCTCAATAGTTCCACGCGCTGCGCCTGTAACGGCTTGGGCCTCGGGCCGAATATGCGCTGTAAAAAATTCATGCTTCCTCATACCTCCTGTCTTGATTGCCATTCCCGGTATAGCTGCATCCAATCCTCCAACAACATGATCGCCACCCACGGCGCGTGATTCTTCCTATGCATTACTACCGGCAGGCTCTTGCCGTTGGCGTCGCGCACGGCTTGCGCCATGCTGTCATACAAGCGCAGGGCCTCGGTGCGCTTGCACTCGACGTGGATGCCCGGCAGGGTCACATCCGGCAGTTCCAAGCCGCCTATGTACCGTTGATCGTTCCTGTAGCTCTGATACCCGCAGGATCGAAGGATGCCGGCTAACTCTCTTTCGCCCGCGCTTCCTTTTCGCTTGCTGTTCATCACATGTCCTTTCTGGTAAGTTGGGGAAGATAAGGAAGATAAGGAAGATAAGGACGTTTTTTATGTGTCGCTATCTTCCCTTTAATCATCCTGGGTTGTTGCTGGGAAGATAGGCATATCATTTATATCGTCCGCATCTTCTCTATCTTCCCTATCTTCCGGAATAGATAGCGTAAGCTGTGACCGCTTCGAAAAACTGTGTTTCCCCTTCTTGATGTACGTCCACGAAATGCCGCGCTCTATAAGCTCATGGTGGATGCCGGGTAATTTCTTTCCGATAGTTTCAGGACTTTTCACTAGCGAACAGTCCACAAACGCGCTCCCCTCCGCTAACATCTGCGACGCCGTGCCGCTCCACCCATCCGGGTGATTTTCCAATATGGCAAGCACCAACGCCAGCACCGGGTCAACAACCTCACCCGTGGCGGTGGTAGTCCTGTATTGACGCGCGTTGGCTACCTCATCCTCGGTGGCGTCGCAAAGGCCATGCCAAGCGAATTTGCCCTCGCCATCTATGGCGAACGCTATCGGTTGCCCGTACTTGGCATTGGCTTTGATGTGTACCGCTACCCTCACGCCCTGCTGCTGCGGATGCCAACCGATCATCAGCGCCGACCGGCTTGCGCTGACGATGTCCACAGTGCCGATGCCCCGATAAAGGGCCTTTTGCTGCGTCGCTTTGTTCAAGTGTTCGATAATGATAACGGTGCATTCCATCTCTTTGCACATGGCCCGCAACGCATCAAACATGGGCCGTATCTCGTTCGCCTTGTTCATGTCGTTGCCCGCGTTAAGGAACGATTGCAGCGGGTCAAGCACAATCAACTTTGCGCCCGTCTGCTTGATTTGTGCCCGGAACACATCCAGGTCTGAAAGCCGTGGTAACGTGCTACCCTCGCCTATAACATGTAAGTAATGGCGGTCACATCCACACAGCCGCGCGCGGTTGGCGTATTCGCTTGGATCATCCTCCGCGCCGTAATAAATCACCGCGCCCTGATCGGTGTTTAGCGCGCCCGGCATTTGATCCGGCTTCGCTCCGTTTGTCACCGCCGCCGCTATCGCCATGATGAACATTGTTTTTCCGACGCCGCCGTCACCGCGAATGATATTGATGTTGTGCAGCCTTATATATGGTTCCCAAAAGTAGCGTGGCGGCGTAGGCGTCACCTGATCCAGCGATATAAGCGTATGCTGCTCCGCTGCCAGCGCGTCAACGGCGCGAGGCGTCGGCTTGGCGGTCTGCACGCCGGGCTGATCCGCTTGGAAGCCCGCATCATCCAGCGCGGATATTTTTTCTGATCTCTTGTTCAATCTGTTTCACCTCCTCCGCGTGCATTTCATAAAAGCGGGCCTTCGTTTGAAAATCACCCTTGATAAACACAGCGTCATAGATATAGCTCGCGTATTCCAAATCCGCGCAAGCCTCCGCGTATAAAGGGTGTATCTCATCATCCTGTGTTTCCGGCGCGCAAGCCGCTTTCAATTGCTCCTGGAACCGGCAATAATCGGCAATGGCCCCGCACGCCTTTTTCCCCCACGCGGCGAACGCCTCCAGCCTTTCGCGCTCCTGAGCGTACCTGCGGGCCTCTGCGCGGCTTGGCTTGCCCGCGTCCAATTCCAGCCCGTAAGCCCTGTCAAGCTCCTGTGCGGCACCCAGCGGCCCGCCAGCGCCCGTCAGATGCGCCACAAGGTCAAGCACATCCCCATGCGCCCCACAGGAAAAGCAGGTATACACACGGCCCTTAAAGGAAAGGCTCGGATGCCTGTCCGGCGAATGAAAGCAGCAATGCGCCTTGCCCCGCCGGTTCACCTCAAGCCCGTACCGCCGCGCCGCGCCCACGATGTCCACGGCGTCCTTTACCCGCGCAAAGATGCTCATCGCCCCGTCCTTTTGTCGATCCATTCATCTAGCCTTTCGCGGTTGAAATACACCCGCCCCCGCCCGATGCCGATACGCACCAGTGCAGGGAATCCCCTTTCCCTTGTGATCTTGTCCAGCGTCACCTTGCTCACGCCAAGATAAGCCGCCGCCTCGTCGCGCGTCAGCAGCTTGTTACACCTTGTAGCCTCCACCTCGTTCACCTCCCATAACATTTTCCCTATAGCAAAGGCGACGCTGTGCGCCGCCGGGATTCTCGGATTTTCTGCCGGTCATCTTACTACAATTCTTACTACAATTACCGTGGTAAGGGGCCATAATTCCTTTTTCTTCGCTTTTTCTCAGATTGCCCAAAACGTAGTAAAATCAACATTCTTTTATCCTGTTTGATTATTGTTTTATTGGCTTTACTAAAATCCTTGCAATCTGTATGCATATAAGAAAAAGCGTTGCAACTCAACGCCTTTTCTCGATAAATAGGTTACTTACTACAATTTTACTACAATTCGCTTT